GGCAGTGGTGCCGGCACCGCAACTCTCTCTTTCCTTTCAGCGAGGGAACAACATGAAGATTGCCGGTATCGACCCCAAATCACTCTCCAATGAGGTGCTCCTCGTCTTGCCGCGAGGGGAGAGCGAGATTGTCTTCCGCGCCAAGGGCCTGCCCGACATGGCGGAGTTCGAGGCCCTGTGTCCGAACCCCAAGCCGCCGGGCAAGTTCACCAAGGACGGCTGGATTCCCAACCTCACTGACCCCACCTACCAGCAGATCCTCGGCGACTGGGCAAAGAAGCGGCTGGGCTACACAGTCATCAGGTCCCTGGCCCCCTCCGAGATCGAATGGGATACGGTCAAGGAGAACGATCCCCGCACCTGGGCCAGGTGGGAGGAGGACCTCAAGAGCGCCGGCCTGACCCAGGTGGAGTGCAACCGCGTGCTGGCCCTGGTCCTGGAGGCGAACGCCCTGGACGACGCCAAGTTGCAACGGGCGCGAGAGGTTTTTCTGCGTGGTCAGGAGCCGATGCCCGAAGAGTTCTCTTCGCCCCTTTCCGCACCTCCGAGTTCGCCGTCTGGCGAGCCTGCCAGAGGCTAGGCATCCGGCCACCGGGCGTCAAGCCGTCCTGGGACGAGTGCGGCGTCGAGACCCAGGCTTTGATCGTCGCCTTCGACCAACTGCGAAGTCACGACGAAGCGGAGCGGGAGGCTCAACTGGCCGGGGCACGGATGCCGTTGGCGGCGGCCAGGCCGGCGAAGGGAGACGGTTCCTGACCATGAAGTTCACGGCGCATCTGTCCATCCCGCGGATCGACGTGGCGGCCTACCGCAACGCCCTGGACGCTCACATGAAGGCCGCGATTGCCCAGGGCCTCATGGAGTGGCTCGAAGCGGTCCTGGCGGAGATTCCCGTGTGGAGCGGGGCGTCGCGGGCGACATTCGTGAAGCTGGCCCAGCAGATCGGCTACAACCTGCCCGTCGCCCTGGCCGCCGTTGAAGCCGCTCATGGCTTGTTCACCGAGCGGATCGACCGCACCTGGATGGGGATGGCGCAGAGCGACGGCAAGCTGACGGCGGACAGGGAGACGGGCGAGTACACGTTCACCTACAGCACGACGCTGCCGTGGCTGATCTGGAACGAGTACCACAACGCCAACGTCGAGCCGGACCCGACCCTCTTCTATCGGCTGATTGAACCCGGCCCCTACAACTTCCAGGTCACGGGTGCCAGGGCCTTCCTGCGGTTTGCGGAGACCGTGGACCTTCCTTTGGTCAAGCCTCATCTGCGTGCGGTGCGTGTGAAGTTCTAGCAAGGTGCCTCATGGCCGACGAGATCGTCAACAAGCTCGGCTTCAGCGTGGAGGACGCTCTTCGAGAGCTTCAGCGCTTGGACAGCGCGCTGCAATCCTCGGGCACCACCTTCCAGACGTTCGGCGAGCGGATCAATGCCTGGAACGCCCAGTCGGAAAGCGCACTCAACCGGATGAAGGAGATGGCTTCGGCGGCCACTCGGCTTGCCACCTCCATGTCGAGAATGGGCAGCGGGACGGCAGCCCCGGCTGCGCAGGCGGCTGCGCCCACCTCGAAGCTCTGGCTGCCGCCGGGCACGTCCGAAGAGGTCCAGAAGGCCAATCAGACGATGCAGAACCTCGGCGACACGGCGGCGCGCGCCGGGGACAAGATGCGGGAGGCGGGCCAGAAGGGCGCGAAGGCTGGGAGCGATGCCGGCAGTGCGGCGGAAAAGGCCGCCGAGCAGACCAAGACATGGACCATTAGCTGGGAGACGCTCACACGGGTGGTGATGACTCAGGCCATCGTCCGAGCCCTGAGTCAAATCCGCGATCTGTTGCGCGAGTCGGTGGACCAGGCGCTACGGTTCTCCACCCAAATCTCGGAAATCCAGACCATCGCCCCGAGGATCGACCAGAGTTTCCAAGGACTGAGCAAGGAAGTCGCCGCGTTTTCGCAGCGATTCAACTTCCCTTTGCCCGATGTGGCCGAGGCGGTGTACCAGACGATCTCTGACCAGTTCACCACCACTGCCCAGCGCGCTGACATTATGATGGCCGCCGCCAAGCTGGCCAAGGTCGGCGTGATGGACCTGAATGAGGCGGCGATGCTCTTGACCGGCACGCTCAACGGCTACGGAATGGCGTCCAGCCAAGCCGAGACCGTGGCCGCCAAGTTCTTCAAGACCATCGAGCTGGGCCGCACCCGTGGCGAGGAGTTGACTCCGGTGATCGGCCGGCTCGTGCCGATCGCCAGCGAGTTGGGCGTCAACCTGGATGAAGTCAACTCCTCGATGGTCGCCCTGACCATCAGCTCGATGCGCGTCCCCGAGGCGGCGACCAGCTTCCGGTCGGCGATGGCGGCCCTTATCAAGCCGTCTGAAGACCTCAAGAAGGAACTGCGCGCCCTGGGCTACGAGACGGGCCAGCAGATGATCGGTGCCCTGGGCCTGCAAGGGACGTTTCTCGCCCTGCGAGACAGCGTGAATGAGGACGTAGCGGCTACGGCCAAAATGTTCCGCAACATCCGCGCCCTGAACGCCGAGCTGCGATTGACGGGTGGCGGTGCGGATAAGGTCGCTGAGGCCATGAAGGCGATGACCGACGTGAACCTGACGGACAACTTCAATGAGATGTACAAGTTGTTCACTTCCACGGACGCCCAACAGTACACGGCGGAGTTGAACAGGCTCAAGGTGGCGATGGCCACCGAGGTTGGCCCCGAGTTGGTCAAGTTCCTCTCCACCTTGCTCAAGGCGGCGGGCGGGGCCGAAGGTTTGGCCGCCGCCATCAAGGGTATCGCTTCCGCCCTGACGAGTCTGGCCGAGCCGTTGGCGATTGCCGGCGGGGCACTGGCGGCGTTCTCGCTCCGCGCCAGGCTGCTGCCGATGAACGCGGGACTCCTGGGCAACGTCTTCAACAACGCCATCGCGCCGATCACGATGGCGGTCTGGGCCGTGGATTTCCTGGACTCGCGCATGGCGTCGATGCTCGACAACGCCAACACGAAGTTCCGCAAGGACGTTGAGGAGATCGTGGCTGCCCAGAAGAAAGCCGCCCAGGCGCGGCTGGACGCCGAGATGAAAGTCTACGAGGAGGCCGGCCGCCGCCTGGAACAGTACACGGCCAAGGTGCGACAGGCGTACAACGCCCAGGTGGACCAGGCGCGGAAGACCAACGAGGAGTTGGTCGTCTCATCGCGGACCACGATGCAGGCCATGATCTCGGCCCGCGAAAAGGTCGTGCAGCAGTTCCGCGCGGCCGCTCAGGACGCCAACAAGGCGGCCGAAGACTCCATGAAGCGCCAGGCGGACGCGCAGGCCAAACTGGACGACCTGCTCTTCAAGCGGCGGCTCGAAGAGCGTCAGAAGTACGACTACTACAAGAAGCCCGAAGTCACGTCGGATTTGTACGGCCGGCGTGCGCTCGAACTGGCGCGGGAAGCATCGGGCCTGTTGGCCAAGGCCGAGACCCCGGACCAGGAGCGGACGGCCCAGGCCATCTTCCAGCGGGCGGCGGCCTATGCCCAGGAAGCCACGCAGATCGCCAAGGGGACGGAGAACGAGTGGCTGCGGAAAAGCGCGGCTGACACCGTGGAGGAGATCATCCGTAAGCAGATCGCCGCCGAGAAAGAACTTCAGACCAATAGCGCCGCCCGTGCTTCGGCGGCTGCCCGCGCGGCGGCCAATGAGCAAGAGCGCGTGGACCGGATGAAGGTCCTGATGAAGGGCATTCTCACGGACCTGGACTTGTTCGACAAGCGTGGTCCGGTGGACCCCAATAAGACGGCCGCCCTGTCGGAAGACCTGAAGCGCAAGATGGCCGAGTTCAGGAAGCAGTGGATGGCGGACACGGCCAAGCTCGACCTCGACGAGATGCTCCGATTTGACACCTTGCAGCAGCGGGTCACGACGGCCTTGGAGGGCGGCGTCTCGGACGTGGAGGTCCAGAAGCTCTTTGCCGCGCCCACGACGATTGACGACCTGCGCCGTCAGATTGAGGTGGGCCTGACGCCCGTGAGTGTTGCACCTCTGTTGGATGTCGCTTCGCCCGCGCTGGCGAAGAAGCTGATCGCGGAAATGCCCCTGCCCGAGCGGGTGCAGGAATTGGAGCGGCGAAACGCCGAGTACCAGAGGCAGCTCGAACTGATGAAGAAGCTGTCCGCTGAGCAGACCACCATGACGGAGGCCACGACGCGACAGAAGGCGGCCGTGGGCAGTCTCGCCGCAAACGTCGAAGTCTACCAGAAGGGCATGGAGAATTGGTGGACCTTCTTGACGCAGGCTTCGGCCAAGGCGAAGGGCGCGATCCTCGGCGGCGGGGACATCCAGAGAGAAACGAAGGCCCTGGCCGATCTGATCGAGCAGTTTCAGCAGTTGTCCCGGACGGGCGGCAGGGATTTTGGGCTGAAAGAGTTCGAGCAGTTGCAGAAGAAAGTCACCGAGTTGATGTCCAGCCTCACCGTGACGGATTGGGACCGCAGCTTCCTCACCAACCAGATGGCCAACTTGAAGTTTCTGGCGGAGCAGACGGAATCGCTCAGGAAGATGCAGACTCCGCAGGGTCAGCCCCGTGACGCGGAGGCCGAGTTGCTCAAGGCCCGGCAGGAGGCCGAGCGGCTCAAAGGGATGATCGACAAGCTGCAACCGCAGGCTGCCACCGAGATGGGCGAAGGCGCAAAGGCGGCCCAAGCGGCGCTGAGTGCAATCCCGAGCATGGCAAATCTGGCCGCCGACATCCAGGCGGCATCCGCCGCCATGTGGGACCTGGCCACCGCCTCGTGGAGCGTGCAATCGCCGCCGCCGACCACCATGACCGCCGCCAAGGGCCGGACGGTGTGGAACTTCCTCGCGTTCGGCGGCCCCGCCCAGGGCACGGACGTGATCCCGGCGATGCTCTCGCCGGGCGAGGTGGTCATCAACGCCGCCTCGGCGCGGCGGTTCGCCGCCCAACTGACCGCCATCAATGCCGGCATCCAGCCGGTCTACCGCAGCGAAGGCGGCAGTGTGACCAACATCGGTGACATCAACGTGACGGTAACCGGCGGCGCAAGCCATCGCCAGACGGCCCGGTCCATCGCCGCTGAATTGCGACGTGAACTGCGGCGTGGCACGGCGACCCTGTAACCCCCTTTCATAAAGACAAGAGGAACACCCATGAGCATCAGTCGAACCAAGGTTCAGCAATCGGCGGGTTGCCGTGTGTCCCGCGCCCGCAAAGCCGAAGACCAACTCCAGCCCCGCGGCCGGTTCGTGGTCGAGCATTTTCGCAAGGGCGTGAAGATCGGCCATTACGAGTTCCCCAATGGGATCGCCAACGAGGGCAAGAACAAGCTCTTGGACGTGATGTTCCACGGTGTCTCGGCCATCACGACCTGGTGGCTGGGGCTGATCGACAACAGCGGCTATAGCGCCTTGGCCGCTGGGGACACCTACGTGAACATCAACCAGACGGGCAACGGCTGGGACGAGTTCACCGACTACACGGATGCCGGCAACGGCGGCAGCGCCAGCACGCGGCCCGAATGGACGGAAGGCGCGGCCTCCGGCCAAGCCATCACCAATGGCAGCCCGGTGGTCTTCGACATTACTGGCAGCGGCACGGTCAAGGGCCTGTTCCTCGTGGGTGGCATCGCCAATGCCCAGAACAAGGGCGACCACACCAGCGGCGGCACGCTTTGGGCTACAGCTCTGTTCGGCACCGGCGACGTGCCGGTCAACGCCGAGGACCAGTTGAAGGTAACGTACACCGTCAGCGCATAACCCCCGGACTCCCTCGCCACAGGTCGAACGGGGCCTTCTACAAGAAGCTCCGCTCGGCCTTCTTTCTCTCTCTTGAGGAATCGCGATGGCCTACGAACGATTTGCGAACGGCGGCCTCTCTTCATTAGATGCTGCCATCGACAACGATGATCTCGTCCTAACCGTGAAGTCGGCTGTCGGATTCCCCACTGGCGGCAACTTCCGTGTCATCATCGACAACGAGATCATGCTGGTCACGAACGTGCAAGGCAAGACCTTCACGGTCTCTCGGGCACAGGAGGGCACGTCTGCGGCCAGCCACGATGCCGATGCCGCCGTCTTCCACGTCCTTACAGCCGGCTCCTTGGCGCAGCGGGACATTGAGCAATTCGCCACCGGCGCGATCGCCAACCGCGATGCAGCCGGGCAGGCCGGGCGGCTCTATCTTCCAGACTACGGGTTTGTCAGTCAGGACAACGGCTCGCTTTGGGACATGCTGCCCTTGAATCGAATGGTGCCTCCAGCCAGTGGCGATTTCACCTGGGTCAATCAGGGAAGCGCGACGGTTGAGGACGTTAAGGGCATGATGGTGCTGACCAGCCCAGGCGTAGCGTCGGGCGAGAACCTGCGGTGCCTTGTCAAGAGCGCCCCATCGACGCCTTATGAGATCACCGTCTGCATGTTGCCGCAGTCACCTACCTATACGACCGCCGGCAGCACCGTTCCTCAGTTCGGCGTCTGCTGGCGGGATAGCGCTACCGGCAAGCTCCTCACGTATGGCTGGGGGCAATCTACGTACCCCTACAGCTTCTTCTACACCCAATGGACGAACCCGCCGACGATTTCGGCTTGCCAGTTTTACTATGGTTCGCCCGAGTTTGCGATGCACTGGATTCGTTTCTCGGATGATGGAGCGAATCGAGTCGTGAAGGTCTCACACGACGGCTTCAACTTCGTTCCGGTGGCTCCTGCTCAAGACCGGACCGTGTTTCTCACGGCCGACCAAGTGGGCGTGTTCGCCAATAGCTGGAAAACGTCCAACGGCATCCCGCGAGTCATCTCCTTCTTGCACTGGGAGGAAGCCTGATGGCCGAGCAATTCAAGAACCTCGCCAGCACCACGCTTAACGGCGCGATCAACAACAGCGTTGAGACGATTACCGTTGCCAGCGTGATGGGTTTCTCAAGCGGCAACTTTCGTATCCTGATCGACAGCGAGATTATGAAGGTCACGGCCGTAAGCGGCTTGGACCTGACGGTTGCACGCGGTCAGGAGGGAACCAGTCCGACGGCGCACGACAACGGTGCGACGGTTCGCCATATCTTGACGGCCGGTGCCTTGGACGCCCACGACCAGGACGACCTGGCAGTCCACGACACCTATGCCAACAGACCGGCCGCTGGCGTGCCGGGACGCATCTTCGTGCCGACTGATGGGGTATTCATCGAGCGCGACAACGGTTCCGCGTGGGAGAAGTTCGGTCCTATCTGGCCGATGATGCCACCGCAAGCCTCGGATTTTCCCACCTGGGTGAATCAGGGGACATCAAGTTGCGTTGACAACGGTGGGGCGGTCTTTCTTCTCGGGCCGTATGCCACAAGTCTGTCCATGTCCGCCTGCGTGAAGGCATATCCTTCCACGCCCTTCACCGTGGAGATGGCGTTTCTGCCGAATTGGCTGCCCTATAACTCGTCGAGCCAGGTGGCGTGCGGCCTTTGTATCCGCGATTCGGTGAGCGGCAAGATGCAAGCCTACGGGATCGGGGGGAGCAGCACGGACATCAACATTCAGGGCTACAATTACGCGAGTCCGACGAGCAACTATGGTTCGATCACCGGCTGGCCGACTGGAAAGCGTTACGCCACGACGCCGCTGGTGTGGCTCAAGTATTCCGACAACGCCACGAGTCGCGTGATATCCGTTTCCGTCAACGGCTATACCTGGTCGCAATTGGTCAGCCTTTCTTCGGCCGACTATCTGACGCCGAATCAGATCGGGCTGATCGTCAATCGCTACCAGAGCTATACATCGTCGTCTCCGTACCTCAACATCGACATGGGAATGACCGTCCTACACTGGAGGCAATACTGATGACCGAGAGATTCTCCAACCAGGCCGTCACCACGTTGTCGGCGGCCATTGCCACGACGACGGCCACCAGTTGCAGCATCATCGACGCCACGGCATTTCCGACCAGCGGGGACTTTCGCATCAAGATCGACGGCGAGATTCTTCTGGTTACCGGCGTGGCGGGCGCGACGTTCACCATTACGCGCGGCATGGAAGGCACGACGCCGGCCACGCACGCCGCGGGTGCCACGGTCATTCATCTTCTGACGAAAGGCGGCCTGGAGGCCCGCGTGGCGAATCGGTTTGTCTCCGATCTGTACGCCAATAAGCCCGCCGCCGGAGTCAAAGGACGGCTGTTTCTGCCCACGGACGGCCTGTTTCTGGAATACGACGACGGCTCTGCCTGGCACAAGTACGGGCCATGTCGGCGGCTTAAAGCGCCTCCTCAGACCGGCTGGACGTGGGTGAATCAGGGCAACGCCACGGCGACATTCACAGGCAGCGCGGTGCTTGTGGAAGACCCGGACCTTGACTCGAACAGCCCCGAGTACCGGCTCCTTGTGCGACCGCTGAGTTCCGGCGCGACGAGGCTCGTCGCCGCGCTCAGCTTCAACGGCATTTCATCGGCCAGTCCGAGGATTGGATTCTGTATGCGGAATCCAACGGATGAGGACTTCACGCTTTGGGGCCTCTATCACGGGACGACCTATGCGTCGTATCTACAGTTCGCTCATTATAGTGGACCTACGACTGTCGAAAACGACCCGACTTTCAACGGACGGGTCGTGCCGCCCCAGAATCTGTTCTGGTTCAAGTTCGACTGGTCCGGCGATGACAAGTATTACTACTTCTCGATGGACGGTCTGAATTGGATCAAGTGGCAAAGCCTTTCGTTCTACCAGTACAATGCTCCGTCGCAATTCGGCGTTTACATTGATCCCCGTGAGAATACGGGAAAGGTAGCGCTGTCTTTGGTTCACTGGGAAGAGTTCTAGGCAATGGCCCAGACCGGCAAACTCGGCACCGTTGACTCCCTCCTGGCGAACGTGCAACCGGCGTTTGTTGCTGCCGATCCGACGCTACCGGCGATCACAACCGAGAGCGGCCGGCTTGGCGGACGGTTGGGAGATACGGTACTCGCCCTCGGCGGAGTGATCGGTGCAAGCGTCATTCACGTCTCGGCCGAGAGCGTGATTGTCTCTGCGCAGACAGCAGACCCGTCACCGACCTTCGTTCCTCATGCGTCACCCCCTTGGACATTGGGCGGTCAAGACTCCCAACTGGGCGACACAGGATTGGCGTTCGCCGGCGCGGAGGAGCCTCCACCCGCTATCGCAACGCAAAGCGGCCGGCTCGGCGGGCAACTGGGCGATCTGGTTCCCGGCCTCGGCTGGTTGGTCGGTGCGGGCGTTATTCACCTGTCGGCCGAAAGCATACTGGCGCTCGCGCACACAGCCGATCCGGCACCAACCTTTGTGCCTCACCTGTCCCCAGCCTGGGTGTTGGGTGGGCGGGATGCTCAGCTCGGTGTCGTGCAGCCGGCCTTTGCCGGTGCCGAGGAAGCGCGGCCGGAGACCGGCGATCTCACGGGGCAACTCGGCACGGTCGATTCGCTCCTGGGCAACATGCGTCCCGCCTTGGGTGAGGAAGAGGGCGGCGGTGGGGCCAGCATCGTTTACGCCAGCGCGCAAAGCGATCTGTCGCTTTTTGCCGACGCTGCGGTAGCTGGCGTTGTGCGTGGATGTACCGCTTCCAGCACGCTCGTCCTGTCGGATGCGGCTGGACGCAACGATCTCTTGAGCGGGATCACCGAATCGGTGGTCAGCCTGGACACGGCGGCTGGCTTCACGGTCGCACGGGCGGCGGCAGCCACGAGCGAAATCGTGGTTCTCGACGCGGCCGATCGCAATAACTTGCTCAGCGGCAGTGCCGAGTCCACGATCAGCCTTGCGACCACGGTGGAGTTCACGGCCGCGAGGGCGGTAGCGGCCGAGAGCGCACTTTCGCTGGCGGATGCGGCGGCTCAGATCGGTGGGGAGCTTATCGAGGCGGCTGCCGAGTCCGCACTGGTTCTGGACGCGACGGCCGGCATTACGGTCGCACGAGCGGCGCTGGCCGAGAGCACGCTGACACTAGGGGATACGGCGGGCCGCAACAACCTTATCGGCGGCAGCGCCGAGTCCGCGATCGGCTTGGGGACGGCGGCCGACTTTACGGTTGCTCGGGCAGCAGTGGCCGAGAGCGTGCTGGCGCTCTCCGTCGAAGCGGCCCGGGTCTTGCCAGCCGTTATCGACGTGGCCGCCGAGACCGCCATCAGCCTGACCGTGGCGGCGGAACGCAACAACATCTTGGCTGCCGCTGCCCAGAGCGTGCTGTCACCGGCCGGTGCGGCAACGTGCGTTCACGTCGTCCCCACGCCGGTTGCGGCTGAGTCTGCGGTCGAGTTGGACACCAGCGCGGCCTGTGCGGTCGCGCGGCCTGGATGGGCCTGGGATTGGATTGATCTGTGGGACTGGGCGACCGTGACCGTGGTGCGGAAGGTTGCCGCCCAAAGCCCGTTGGCGTTGGCACAGACCGAAGTGACCGCCCGGCCGTGGTACTTGTCGGCCGACTCACCGGTTCAGACTGTAACGGAGGAGTATGATCCACAGCTTGACCGGATGGTCGAGCGGATCGAGGGTTTGCAGGACGCCGCGGGCGTGGCCCGTCCGCTGCCACTGGCGGTCAGCCAGCCGATTTCGCTTGGGCAGGCGGCGGCGGTCGTAAAGGTCAAGTCCACGGCCATCAGTGTGTCGGCGGAGAGCGTCCTGGAACTGCTGGGCGAAATCCGCACCAATCAGTTGGGAAATGCCGGAAACTGGCTGGCATTCACTCAAACCGCCACGGTCGATAAGTGCAAGCCGGCCAGGTCTGCGTTGGAATTGGCGGCTGAGGCGGCGGTGACCCGGAGCGGCCAGCGCGGCGCGGATTCGGCCATCAATCTGAGTCAGTCAGCGACGTACTATCTGGTCTCGGCCGGCATTCTCCAGCGGTATCGCCCGTTTGTCGGGGCGGGGGCACCGGGAGCGCCGACACCCCCGCCGTTGACTCTGGATGGTCCGCTGCCCGGCGTGACGGCCCCGTTCCAATTGGTCTACCCGGCAAGCGGCACCGTCATCGACTCAGTGACGCTGCGCTCCCCCGACTTCGGCAACAAGGACCGGCTCGGGTTCAATCGCGTGCTACGGGAGACCCGCGGCGGGACGTTGATCGTGTTCGCCGACCCGATGTGGCCGAAGGTTCAGACCCTCGTGCTCAACTTCTCCGGCCTCACGAGCGACCAGGCTCAGCAGTTGCTCACGTTCCTGGACGCGCATCTGGGCGAAGAAGTGGGCGTGTACGATTGGGAGCATCGCTACTGGACCGGCGTGATTACCATGCCAACCGATCCGGTCGTCCAGGATGGCCGCGACAGCTTCTCGGCCAGCTTTGAGTTCGAGGGCGAGTTGGTGCCGGCGTAGTGTCTGGCGAGGAGAGCCCCATGTTCACGTTGCAAGCCCCGCATCCGCTCTTGCAGACCACGACGCTCTTGCCCAACCCGCAATTCAGCGATCAGGAGGGCTTGACGGCGATCGTGACTCGCAAGCTGGCAATGGACGGTACCCGCTACACCTACGTGAAGCGCAAGGGCGACCGCCGGAAGCTCAGGTGGACCTTCCGGCTGATGCGCAACAAGGGTCTCGAATTGCGAGCCTTTCTGTTCACCTACTTCGCCTCGCCGGTGAGAGTGGTTGACCACAAGGGTCGGGTCTGGGTGGGCAACGTCACCAACAACCCGTTCGAGTTCGATACCGCCCAGAAGACCGGGCCGGCGATCAGCCCGATGCCGCGCGGCGAGGCCCAGATGATCGAACTGGAATTCGAGGGGGTCGAGCAGTGAGAAACATCTCTGCAGCCGGACTGGCGAAACTGGCGACCCGTTATGGCACCGAACCCATCACCATCATTGAGGTGGATTGGGTGGACGGGAGCACCTCGCGCTACGCCGATCGCACCGTGGGGACGATTCCAGGTCGGATCGTCGAGGTCGGCGATTTGGATAACGTCGTCAACGTGAGCAACAGCAGCGGCTCGCAGGAGTTGGCCGTCACATTGGACGACACGGACGGCTCGATCAAGGCCATCTTCGACACCAACGACGTTCACAAGCGGACCTGCCGGGTCTATCAGTATTTCACCGGCCTCGATCTGGCCGACAAGTTTCTCCTGTTCAGCGGCAAGGTCAGTTCTCCCGTCGTCTGGAGCGAGCGGGACCGGACGGTCAAGTTCTCAATCCTCTCGCAGCTTGAAGACAAGGAGATCGGTTTCAGTGCGGAAGAGGGCCAGTTCCCCTATCTGCCGGCGGACATGGTAGGCAAGGCGTGGCCGATGATTTTTGGCAAGGTGGTCAACTGCCCGACGCTTCAGGTCAACAAGGCGGTCACGGGCACGACGCTTACCAGCGTCGGTATCCTCAGCGGCATGGACCTGTGGGCTTCCATGCCGGACGGTGCCGACGACTCCCAGTACACCATGAGCCTCCTGATGATGCTCGTACAAATCAATCACCTCAAGAAGGTGAAGGAATGTTGGGCACCGTCGTTCCACACACCGATTGACGCCGTGAAGGCGGAGGAGTGCCAGAAGCAGATCGACTCGCTGAACGCGCAAATGCTGGAGGCCATCGCCCGTCGCAACAAGCAGCGGGCCTGTGCGCGGGCCCGCCGGCAGCAGCAGATCGACGAGGCCAACGCCAAGGGGCTGGGCGAGAATCCCATCCGCATCCTGGGCGGCGAGGATTTCCCCCAGGGACGAACTCTCACTATCAACATAGGTGGCGGACTGTTCACAGGGCACTTTGAGGGCGAGTTGTTTCACGTCCAGAGCCGGCAGCATCCCGTGGACGACGCTACAGCCGCGGATGCCTATGGGGAGAAAACCGAGGAGCCGGCCATCTGCCTGGAGCCGACCCAGGTAAGCTACTATCGCTATGAATCGGAGGTTCCGAAGGGCTGCGGCGATGGGTGGCCCAAGGGCGACAAGATCATCGACCAGGGGGCGGTGATTACCAACACGAACGCCACCGTCAGCCAGATGGACACCGAGCCGGTGGCCCAGCACTTCTGGGTCGATCCCGGCGCGTCGGTGACGATTGCCAGCGACGAGCCGATCACCTACATCGCCTCCATCGTGCCCGGCACCGTCTTGGCGGTGAAAGCCTACAAGCAACTCACCGGCGAGCGCCGGCTGGTGGACGTGCCGACCGAGCTGTACTCGGTCACGACCCAGACCTATGGGTCCGTGACGGCCGTCGAGATCGTCGTCAACAAGCCGCTGAGCACCATCACGGATCAAGGTTGGAGCGACGATCTCTATGTGACCTTCCAATCCAGCGTCGGCCCGGACACCGTGGAAATCCTCAAGTACCTGATCGCCAACTACACTGACCTGACTTGGGATGCCACGTCGTTCGACCATGCTCAACAGAAGCTCCAAGCCTTTCCGGCCAACTTCCCCATTCTTGAACGGAAGAACACGATCCAGGCGTTGGAGGAGATTGCCTTCCAGGCACGCTGCGCCATCTGGCTGAGCAACGGCGTGTTCTACTTGAAGTATCTCCCGGAGGAACCGACGCCGGCCGGCACAATCACCGCGAGCGACATCGACGCTCAGCGGGGCATCGAGGTCGAGTTGACCCGCACGGAAGACATCGTGACCAAAATGAAGGTCCGCTGGCGGCTGAGTTGGGCGGACGTTTCGGACCAGCCGAAGGACAAGGCCGAGAAGACGATCCTCTTGCGACACAACGTTGCCAAATACGGCACGCAGGAGCAGGAGTACGACTGGTACATCTACAACCAGCCGGACATCGTGTACAAGTGTGCTACGTTCTGGCTGATCCGCAAGTCGAACACCTGGAAGCGGATCAAGTTCAAGACGTTCTTGAACAAGCTGAACCTGGAGACGTTCGACGCCGTGATGCTCGACTTCGACCAGCCTTACGTGGCCAACGGGCCGGTGCTGGCGATTGTCGAGAAGGCCAACTACAACTCGGCGGAGAACTGCGTGGACTTCGAGTGTCTGCTGCCGGTGGCCGCAGGCGCGATGGAGAAGTACCACTTCTTCTGGCCGGCGGCGCTGCCGCAGACGGACACCTGGCCGCCTGCCAACGAGATTGCGGCCGGCTACGCCGGTGGCGACGGGATTGGCACCGGGGCAACGGGCAACTTGCCGGTGGGCGACACCACAACGATCCCGGACGGGAGTGTCATCTTTGTCGGCGGCCCCAACGTCGTCTTCCGGGCGCACAGCGATTGGGGCGACAGCACGCCCACAGACGTAGGCTTTGCGGCTCAGCCCGTGGTGGATACGGCGACCTACATCAACCTCTCACCCGGCTCACGCCCGCGTCTGAATCTGCGGACTTATCCCCGGCGAAGCCTGCCCGCCATCACGCCGGCCGCCACGTCGTCGAGCCAGATTACGGTCGATCTGCACAAGACCAAGGTTCTCGACACGTCAGGCAGCGAAACCAAGTTCGCCTATCTGTCGTCGATCCTTCACGGCATCAACGAGGATGGCAGCTTGACCATTGACCGCGGGGCACTGGTGGCGGACGAGGAGCACAAGGACGGGCAGCCGTTGTCTGACGTACTCAAGAATGGCGAGGACTATCTGGCGATCCGCACGGACGTTTCCATCTGGGACGAGGAAGACGGAGAGCACGAGTTCGATTTCAAGTACGACGAGGAAACCGAGAGATTCGGAGCAGGGACTGCCTTCCTGCAAGACTGAATAGGGCAAGTGCAGCGAGTGCGTTTGGACAACGTGCCCAGGTGGCGAACCACCTGGGCACGTGTCATCTCTGGGAGGAGCATCTTGTGGAAAGCGCCTTTGCCTGGCTAAATCAGCTAATCCAGGCCGTCTATCAATTATTCCCTCGCATCCTGATCGTGCGGGCCACGCACGGCGGCTGCAAGTGGGTGCGTGGCAAGCACGTCAAGCTGCTCGTGCCGGGGCTGCACGTCTATTGGCCGGTGACGACCGCCGTAGAGGTGATTGTGACCGCGCGGCAGACGCTCGCCATCCCCGATCAGGTCATGGCCACCGAAGACGGCAAGAAGGTGGTCGTGAAGACGCTGGTGGTCTACAAGATTCCCGACCCTGTACGGGCCATCGGCAAGCTGAATTGGGACGTGGACACCACGATCAACGACCTGACGCAATCCGCCGTGATCCGCGTGATTGCCACGCACACCTATGACGAGATCATGGCGGGCATCAGGGATGAATCGCTCACGAAGACCCTGACGAAGGAGACCCGCTGCGAGTTGCGGCAGTTCGGCGTCCACGTCACCCGCTGCAAGCTCGTGGACTTCGCCGACTGCAAGGTTTACAAGCTGCTCACCTCCCAGGCAGACCGCCAGGGGATGGCGACGCACCAGTTCTACCAGTAGGGCTGTCGCAGGCACACCGCGCATACACTTGCCAGAATGGATTAGGACGCCGGTCCACACATCGTAACAAAGCACGCAATCCATCGACGCCGAAGGCGAGTATGGATGAAGAGAATGAAGAGGCAGGGCGGGTTTATGACGCTGGACAGCAGCCGCCCGATTTTCTGACTTTGGCGGCGCGGGCGGAGTCGGCCTTGATCTCGGGCACTTCACCGAAGCATTTGGCGAGGCACTCCAAGAGCTTCCGGTGGAACGGCGTCTTGGCGGGCGCGAGGGAGTAGTGGCTCCACTGGCCGGACTTGCGGGCCACGACCAGGTTGGCCTTCCGCAGATAGGCCAGATGGCGCGAGACTCGCGGCTGTGGGGCTCGCAGGATTTCCACAATGTCTCCGACGCAAAGCTCTCCTTCTTGCAGGACACAGAGAATCCGCAGCCGTGTTCGGTCGGAGAACGCTCGGAACATCAGGTCGATGCTGCCGATCACTTCGGTTTGTCTGGTGTTGGCCATGTCTGGAGGCAAAAACGAGGTTCGAGCAACGCATTGTCCAAGATCGTTCGTCAGCTTGCAGCGTCCATATACTACCGACTCCCAAGAGGGAGCGTCAAGTACCGAGTAGCCCGTTCGAGGGAATTGCCTTGCCAACGGCACACGGTGCAAGGGGCGGGTACGGCAGGTTTGCCAAGAAAGCACTCTGGGGCACGACAGCCGCCGATATCCACGATCGGGAAGGAGGCGGGTGGTCATCTCGTTGAAGAAGAATCGCGGCCGTGGCCGGGCTGTAGCGGCTGGGATGGCCCACGAGGGGCCAGAGGCCGTGGAGAACACAGTTGCTTCGCAAGGCTGCTTGGAACAGCAAAGGCAATGCCCTGATAGCCGCCGGTTCCCGACGCGATGCCGGTTGTGATTCCCACAACTTCGCCGTCCAGATTTACCAACGGCCCGCCCGAACTGCCTGGGTTGATGGCCGCATCCGTTTGTAGCAGCCGCATCTTCCCAGCCTCGTCAAGGGAACGTCCTTTGGCGCTGATTATTCCAGCGCTCACGGTCTGCTCCAAGTCGAACGGGCAGCCAATCGCCAGCACCCAGTCACCGATTTCCATGGCCTCCGAGTCGCCCAGGCGGGCCGCAGGAAGCGGTGTGTCGGCCTTTACTCGAAGCACGGCCAAATCCCAATCGCTGTCGGTTCGCTCGACGATCGCTGCAAGCTGTCGGCCGTCAGGCAGTCGAACGATTACCTCGTCAGCACCCTCGACCACATGGTTGTTTGTCAGGACGATTCCCTTGGGGTCAATCACCACGCCGGAGGCAAGCCCCGGCTCGGGCTGGTCATCTTGCCAGTCAAAGTCCTCCTCATCGCCCATGTCCTCGAAAGCCTGCATTGGGGGATTCTCGTCCCTGTCCACACCGCCAATCGGTTGCTGCCGATTGGAGGTTTTGATGACAACGACCGCTGGCAAGACTCGCTTCGCGGCCATCCGAAACGCCTGCGAGAGGTTTCTCACTCCGCTAATGGTCCCGTTTTCAACCATTGGGAATCGTGCCTCTGGTTCGTGCTTTTCATAGGTGAGTTCTTGTCCGGCAAACGACTCTGATCCGCCCGGCCCTATCATCGCAACGCCGGCCCAAAGGACTGCCGCCAGTCCAATGGTCAGCAGTGACGCCCACCGCAGCCAAGACAAATCACGACGAGCTGTGTGTTCTTCATTCAGACACATTATTGATCTCCTGTTGCTTGCCCGACACCAAATTCAGTGTAGAGTTGCCTTGTTGATCCGTGCGCGCGTAGGTCAACCGTTTCTTGGTAGGAGACCACGGTTATGGAAAGATTGATTATCTTGACGATGGTATCGACGATCCTCGTCGGCACGGCCGGTTGCCGGCAGTGCAACTGGTTTGGGCGATCGCCCGAGGCAGCGGTCATGCCCGTCTACGGGAGCCCAGCGATCCCAGGGGCGACGTATGTGGCCCCAGGCACCGCACCAGCCGCGCCACCGGCGTCGTGCGGTCCCGGCTGCACATCCTGTGGCAACACACTAACGACGCTGTCCGGCGGACAGGGCTATGCGCCCACACCGGGAACCTGACAAGACAAACCGTGCCTTGCCGGCGCAATGATTCTTCCGGCAAGGCACGGCGACACGAGCGGCCCGCTGCGTTTCGTTCCTTCTCTATCCACGACAGGCCACGTCAAACACACTCAGCTACGGTGACGGACAACATCCGCCGGAGTGCTTGATCTGGGCTGCTCTGGCCTGATCGGCTTGTATCTGCGGGACCTCCGCAAAGCAGTTGCCCAGACACGATAGCAGCTTCTTGTGGAATGCCGTTTCGGCAACTGCCAGCGAGTAGTAGCTCCAGATGCCCGCTTTGCGAACCGTCACCAGGCCGGCCTTGCGCAAGTAGGCCAGATGGCGCGAGATTCGCGGCTGCGGCACTTGAAGGACTTCGACGATGTCTGCTACG